TTGTCGGGACTATCCTCGTGGGTTGCAAACTCCCAAGGCTGTATCGACTGCGCAAATGGTTCGTAGTTACGGATGCGTTCCTTTGCGTACTTGTGCATGACTGGGTTTTCGACAGCCAAGCAGGGCACATCCGCGTTCCAAAGGGCACTGAACAACTCAGCGCCCTCGTCTAGTTCATCCCACATCTGGGCTTTCGTTTTGTTGGGTGGTGGTTTTGATAGCCACCGAACACCACTGTTACACAATCGTGTACAGGGTGGATGAGCTACGAATACTAGGTGCCACTCATCGAGCGCTAACACGTTCCTTATATCATCCTGTATGTGACGATTAGTTTTCGTGTCGGCAGGCAGGACATCGCAACTCCATGCGTCATAGCCACGAGAGAGAAAGGCATCGCGTACGATGCCTGACGTCTCGCAACCAATCAACACCTTCGTAAAGCGAGAGTGTATCATTCGGCAGCCTGTGTAATTAGGGGTGTTGTTACCTCTGCGATCACGGCAGAAAGTGGCTGCTTTAAAGGCTGTTGCACAACTACTGGCACGTCATAGTATTTGTTGATGGCGTCCACAAGTTCAGGCCATGCGTTTAAGACTTGCGATACTGAGCGACCTTGTATGTCGTTCTCGATACGTCTTTTTAGGTCATACATATTATCTCGCCAATCATTGTAAGCCCTAGATGCGTTGACTGACGCTATGAGAAGAGGGTGGCTAAACATTTTTGCCTCAAGCTCTTTGCGTAGGTCTAGCTTATTGGCAATCTCTGCTCCCTGTGTAGCCAGTATGACTTCCAATGCGCGACTATCGAACCACCACCAAGCATTTGGCGTATGTGTACGTGGGTCTGCTTCACGCCGCCAATCCCATTCGGACACGCCTGTTTCGTAGCTTTCACTACAGTTGTACGTCAACTCAGGTGTATCTACACTCACTCGGAAACTGCAATCCGTGTCTATGTACCTAGGTTGCAAACCGAATTGAACCGTAGGGTCTAAGCTATCGAAATGCTTACGCGCTTCCGACGCTAAGGCAAACTGGTTGATGCACTCTTGCAAGGCACTTTGCGTTGTGTCTCTCGCTGCATCGAGCGCATTATTTTTTTCCCCTAGCTCTCCGCTTTCCACAAATGTTTTTGCGATTGCTTCGGATGCTTTGATGCTTATTTTTCGTGATTTAATGTTAGACATATGGTTCTCCTTTTCATGTCTGGTTGTCATGCCCTCATGGACATGGGATCGGGCAAGCGAACTTGCCCTCACCGATGTTCACGCTGGTACTTTTGCTTCGTCAGCTATGCGCTGAAGCACCTCTAATCGGTGCTCGCCAGTGAAGTCGCTGATAACTCGTACGTAAGCTAAGAACTCGCCATACGACGTGGCATCACCATCCTCTCGTGAGTGGTGGTGAAACAACGCTGCGTGCGCTCTGTTCTCAAGCGTACGAACGTACCCGTCAATTTGATCCTTCATTGAGCACCCTCCGCACTAGCGTTCGTATTTTCTCCTCGACTTTCGGGTCTGGTTCGTCGTCAGGTTCCTCTGGTATCAGGCAGAGATCGCCATTGCTGTTGTACTCGTAGCCGAGTTCTGAGGTGAGCCACGCCATGACTGTGCAGACTTCATCCCAATCCTTGTCGTCTTCTTCGTCGCCTTCTTCGCACAAGTCATGACGCCAGTGTTGAAGCGGCTCCCATAAGGCTATGATCCACGATGCAGCATCATACGCAGTCGGGTTGTTTGTGATTATTGCCATTATTGTCCTCCTGTTATGGTTGTGTAGATGTTTGGAATAACGAGGCACTGACCATCAGGCGTGCCACAACCCGAAATCCATTCGAGTACGATGAGTGCGGTGATGCCTGAGTAGGCAATCACCAACGCGGCTTGTTGAACGCGTGTCACGAGCCGAACCTCATGTAGCCCATGACGAACTCGTTATCGACTGCCTCGCAGAACTCGCGAGCGTCTCGGGTCAGTTCGTATCGGGTACGCGTTTTGGCGACTATGCTGCTGACTGGTTCGCTGATTGGAAGCCAGCGCGTTACGTCATCATGTGGATCATCGTGTTTGGACGTGATCGGGTGTTGTTGTTTTGAGGCCATGTAGTTCTCCTTTCGTCCTCGTTGCTGTGCAGAAGCGCACAAAAAAGCCCCACAACGCTTGCGCGTTGCGGAGCTTTGAGATGTGCTTCAGGTGTGGGTGTTACGAACGGTTGATGAAAGCCACCAACGCGAGCGCTTCTGGAGAGCCGCCCAAATCCGCGCCTACGAGAGCCGCCAACGCTTTGGCAGCGTCAACAGGCGTTACGCCTTCAGCGGCAACGGGCGCTTTTGCCTTTGGCTTCGTGGCCTTCGGCTTCGCAGGCGTTACAGGACGCGCATCGTTGACGGGTTTCCAATCGCCAGATGCACGCGCTTTTACGCGCACCTTGTCGTTGGCGTCGATGTCCTTGAGCAAGCGGCTCCAACGCTTGCGCTTGTTGGTCTTCGCTGTCGCGGCGACTTTGTCGCGGATGACTTTCTTCGCGGCTGCGTTACGCGCATTGATCCATGCGGCTGCGGCTGTTTTTGCTGAGAATACTGCTACGTCTGTGTTTGATTTTGTCATGCGATTTCTCCTTTTGTGTTACGCATACATAGAACCGCGCCCAACCATTTGGGCACAGGCCATCCTCCAGATCGGAGCTGGCACCCTCTGATGTTCCTCAAAGATTTATCTTTGGTCGTGCCCACGCAGGACGACATGCGTAACGCAGATGCGTAACATACGCGTATGGCTAATTTTTTTACGCGGAAGGAGCGAATTTGGGAATTTTTGACCACCCAAAACCACTCGTTTTTCCCCTAGTTGGGGACAGAAAATCGTGTAAAATCAACAGTTTGCGAGGCTTTTGCGCCACATATGCGCCAAAAAGAAAAAAGGAGGGGGGCGGCACCCCATTCCGCCGATCAGTTTTCGCGAATTGCCATTGCCGACCCTCCGAGAAATCTGAGCAAAATTGAAAACGTCTGGAAACCTTAATGTCACGTAAAAATTTAATACAAACTGGCGCGAAACTTTCTCCGCTACAGGTCGCTAACATGCGTGCTGGCCTCTACCGCCGTGTAGAAAAGCAAATCGATGAAGCTCATGCAGTAGTTATGGGTAAGCAGGACTGGAACCCGACCCAAGCACGGGTGTTCACGGCGATGCTAAACAAAGTCATGCCCGATCTAACTGCACAGTTCGTACAGCACGAGCATCAAATCCAAGAAGCCCCAGAAAAAATGTCTCGTGAGCAGCTTGAAGCCATAGCTTCGGGCATGAACCAGATAATTGACGGGGAAGCTGTGGAGGAAGAAGAATGAATGTAACTGCACAGGACGCTGCCAAGCATTTACTCAAGCTAAAAGCAGCAGAAGAGAGCCTTCTTGGGTGGGTACGTCTACAAATGCCCAACTGGAAGCTACCTCAGTTCCATCTCGACATGATCGACGCCCTCGACAAACTAGAGAAGAACACCCTCACGTCGCATCACAACCTGTCGGCAGCCGAACGCGAGAAGACAGAGGAAGTACCTGTACGAAACCTACTCATCACCATGCCACCACGACACGGCAAGTCTACGTACGGCTCTATTCTATTCCCTGCGTACTTCATGTCGCGAAAACCCAGCCGTTTCATCATGTCCACGTCCTACAACTCCCAACTTGCTACCGACTTTGGGCGACAAGTCCGTGATCTCTGCAACGAACCGCTAACTACGCAAGCATTTCCAGAGTTTGAAATGTCACAAGACAGCAGAGCTGTAGACCAATGGCGTACGACAGGCGGTGGAGCTGCGTATTTCATAGGCGTTGGCGGTACAACGTCAGGTCGAGCCGCAAATCTTTTACTGTTTGATGACCCATTAAAGTCTAGAGAGGAAGCTGAGAGTGCCACGCAGAGAAATAAAGTCTGGAATTATTATATATCCGCTCTCTCTACGCGTCTCCAACCCGACATCGACGGTGTACCCCCAGCACAAATCATCATACTCACCCGTTGGCACCCCGACGACCTCGCAGGACGGCTCATGCAAACCGACGACTGGAACGAAGGACGTTGGCTTCACATCAATTTTCCAGCCATCGAAGAAAAAGCAATTCAAGGAGACGCTGGTAAAATTTCCCGTTCCAATCTACCAGTCGAACACCCAGAGTACCTCGCACCTGGCGAAGCCAGCAAACTTGGCGCTGGTAAAAGATACATACGTAAGACTGAAAAGAGCGCCCTATGGCCCGAACGGTTTACCCTCGAAGATTTGGAACGTCGTCAAAGACTAAACCCTAGAGAGTTCGCATCACTGTACCAACAGACACCCTACATCCAAGGTGGTAACATGATCCGATCTCACTGGTGGCGTACCTACCCAGAGGATATGAAGCCAGAAAAATTCAACACTCTCATAATAGCGGCAGACACAGCCTTCAAAGCCCGACAGGATAGCGATTTCTCAGTAATGATGACTATGGGGTTAGACGCAACTGGCGACATCTACATCGTTGACGTTGTACGAGAGCGCTTCGAGTTCCCCGATCTTAAACGAAGAATGATTGTTCTCAACAACCAGTGGAGAGGTCGAGGCTTACGAGGCATTTACATCGAGGACAAAGCATCGGGTCAATCTTTAATCCAAGAACTTAAACGTGAGAGCGGTGTTTCAGTCATCCCTTATAAAGTATCTAGCGACAAGGTATCTCGACTAGCTTCTGTACTCCCACTTATCGAAGGCGGTAGGGTATTTATACCCAGCGCAGCCAACTGGCTCGACGACTTTCACGACGAAATGCAGACGTTCCCATCGGGTACGCACGACGATATGGTTGATGCTTTATCAATTGGCCTCGATGTTCTCGCTCGTACGCCAGCTACGGGCGAATACTATTCACCGCCTAACTTTGCACTTCCCAAAGCAGGCGACAGTTTATGGAGCCAACAATCAGACCTTAATAAGCAAAACGGCGCATGGCGCGGTTGGGGCGAATAAGGACGACTGTAGGGTTATTATAGGAGTAAATGTTTCTCTATGGCACTGACTACAACAAATTACCGTGCGGATTATGTTCCTGATGGCGACGGCATCGTCGTAGACTTATCCGAACACGCTAATGCCCTCATGGCTTATGAGGACATTTCAATGCTGCTATCCGAAGAACAGGAGCAGCGTATAGTGGATTACGTCCGTTCGGCAATGCAGATGTCCTATGACCGCATTTCTCGTAGGCATGAACACTGGACACAGGCAGATAGAGCGCACGACGTTTATGTCGATCCCCATGCTACCCAGTTTAGAGAAAAGGCAGTTATAGCAGATACCCGTGCCATATCAGACACGGTACTTACATATTTAATGAGCGCCCTGACAGGCCGTAACCCAATGTTTCAGCTTGAAGGTTTAAACCGCAAGTCACGTAAATCATCTGCAATCATCGAGCGTTTGCTACACCAGCAAATGCGTAGAACAGCAGGAGAAGCACGCCTTGCCCAACACCTTCTTGACAGTATTCGGTACGGATACGCACCCACGAAAGTTACGTGGGATGCTTCGAGCCGAACAAACCACATCACAAACTTCGATCCGAGACGCGTATTCCACGACCCCAGAGTACAGTGGGGAGACTGGGAACGGATGCAATACATCATCTTCTCTGATTTCTCTTCTTTCGACAGCCTCCTCCAAACGGGAATGTATCCCAAACTCAAGAAGTACCCGTCGCTCCGCAACCGCCTCACGCCTCCTGCTGGTGGCTGGGACGGACATAGATGGCACAAAGAAGCAGGACGAGGACTAAGTATAGACCCAGCAGAACGCAATCGACGTGAAAGCGGCGGAACCTTCTTTGCATTAGGTGACAGCCGTGTTGTCGATGAGACTTGGGTAAGGTTAGCTGGTTATGAGGTAGGTATACCTCAGATAGATCAGTTGTGGCTATGCGTCACAATTCTGGACGAGAACGTAGTTATCCGTTGCCAGCTAAATCCATACGGCAGACAATTCCCTGTCGTTATAGGCGGCTTGTACCACGACGCCCATAAGACCTATTCGCAATCGTTGTACGATCTGCTCCTCCCGTTACACGATGTTGCAACATGGCTCTTACGTTCGCGTGTCGATAACGTGCAAGCCGCCCTTACTAATCTAATGTTCGTTGATCCCACACAAATAGCGATTGGCGATCTTATCGATAGGAACCCTCACGGCATCGTACGAACGTTGCCAGGTGTAAAGCCAGGTGAGGGCGTATTTATTTCTCAAATACCAGACGTTACGCGTGGGCATTGGCAAGATATTCAAGCAATGGGTGAACTCAAACAACGCCTATCCGCCGCTTCTGACGCGCAGCAAGGGATGCCAACCAGTGACGGCATCCGTACGGCGACAGAGATACAGCGCCTTACGCAGTTAGGCTCGCAAAGGTTAGGCGTTCTCTCCCGTACGATTTCCGCAACTTCAATACGACCAATGGTACGAATGATGGTAGCCAACATACAAGACTTCTTTGCGCCACAAAGCTCTATCCGTATTGCTGATAGTGATAGCGCATCCGAAGTCGCTGATATGGTGCAGGATGGATACCTCGATTTCTCTCTCCAAGACATACAAGGAGAGATAGAATACCTAGTCGTAGACGGAACGCTGCCGCTCGAACCCACGCGTAACGCCGAAACTTGGATTACTATGCTTCGTACTCTTAACGAAACAGGTATGGCGATGGAATATAACTCAGGCAAAATCGTCGAAGAAGCCATACGAAGTATGGGTGTATCAGACCTCGATCAGTTTAAAATATCAAAAGAACAGCAAAATGAGGGGCCAACCCCGTCACAGCAGATGATGATGATGGAAAAACTACGTGGTGCAAACGTACAGCCCCAAGAAAATATCGAGCGTCAGGTGGAAAGAGGCAACCTAGTACCGATGAGAGAGGCTCCGAAACAATGACAAACCCCGTACCTAGCAGCGCTTGGGCTTCGAAAATAGATACTGATACTCGTGAATATATTAACGCCCGACTAGAAGAAGAATTGAAACCTATAAGGGACGACATAGCAGACCTTATTAGGGCAATATCACAAACTAGAGAAAGCCTACAGCGTGATCTTGGCGACGTGGCAGGACGAGTAACAAACGCAGAGGACTTAATAGGAATGTCTGGTTCGAGACTAGCACAACTAGCAAAGATGGCTCATTGCCCAGAGTGCAAGTGTGGAGATAAAAACTAATGGCACGTACACGCGTACCCAGTGAACAGCTAAATTTTCGCTCGCAGAATACGGGCATTACTCTTCTTGATACCTATCTTGAAGACGCGGAGATGGGCGGCTTATCGCTTGCTACGCTTTTAAGTAAGATATTTAATCAGGCAACTGGTGACATTGATACGTTTACATTTACCTACGATAACACTGCTGGTAGTGAAAAACTGTTTCTGAAAATTGGTACTGACGGGGCTACGAATGAGATAGCCTCATTTACCCAACTCTTTTCTGATCTCAACAATTTCAAAGCTACTGCTCTTGCAGATATGGAAGTCAAAAGACTTGATGCAGAGCAAAGCGCATCTGAAGCACTATCATCCGAGAACGCTTCTGAAACTGCACAGACAGCCGCCGAAACTGCACAAGCAGCATCAGAGGCAGCGCGTGATCTTTCGCAAACCTATGCGAACCAAGCTTTCCAAACAACACCAACCGTAATCCAGCAGGGGATTATTATATCCCAGCTATACGGTGGCCTTTTCAACGGGAGTACCCTAGATGCCTAATATATCAGTAGCAGACCAGCAGTCTTTAGCCAACGAGCTATCTACACGACTACAGGGTCTGAACGCATCCACACCAAATGCTGACTTAGTTTATCTAACTCGCATGATAGAAATTTTTAACGGCAATGCGAACCTGAGTGCCGTTTCTTCCGAAGGTACAACACAAATTAATGCTGTTGTCGCCCAAGGTAATACTGAAGTCAGCGAGCTTCAGACAGAAGGTTCAACTCAAATTGCTGCCGTACAAGCAGCAAGCGCAACAGAGCAAGCGGCTCTCGGTGGACTACAGACGAGCATTACGTCAGCGTTAAACGCTTTTCAAATGTCTCCGTCCAAAGTCTTTTTCCTATCACAAAGTTAAGAGGATAATATGGCAAACGGATTATTAGGAAAGAAATTAGTCGGAAGCCGCGACACAGAAGTTGTATATACTGTACCTTCTGCGAAAGTGGCTACCTTTAACGTAAACGTATTGAACGATGGTGCAGTAGCAGCCAACGTAAACGTGTATATCTCAGACAAGACATACCAGACAGGTGACTTCGTAAATTACGACGCAACACCTTCTGATGCTTCTGTGGTTTACACAACAGCAGATGCAGGGAACACGCTAGATTTGATCGGTCACAGAACCGAAGTTCTTGTTACAGACATGAAAACAACGCCAGTCGAACCAGCGTCAGCTAACACGGCTTCCACGCCAATCGCTGCAAAAGAGATATTAGCGTACCAAACTAAGCAAACAGTTGGCGGTGTAGACTATCATTACATGGTTCAAGATACCACACGTCTAGGAAACCCAATCTGGTTTCATAGTGGGACAGAATTAATATTAAGATCGCCTGACAATGGCAGTACTTATGACATAGACAACTATGTAAATGACAGTGGTAGCGCAGCTAATTCAGCAAGCAACTACGGCATGACAGCAGGCGATAACATTCTTTGGGCTACGAACGTAGACGGCCCCTTCGCAATGGCGTACGTACAAGGTGTTCCAGGAAGTTCTGGTTCTCTTGTGAACACAATTGCAGACTGGCGAGCAGCAGCAGCTACCTACAACACTGCGTTTACTTGGGGTCTAGGCGCTATCACAAAGATTGCTGGTGTCAAAACTAATGAAGAACGTTTCATTGTTGGTACTTCAACAGGTTTCAACTACATATCGAACGACGATACGCCCGAAGCACAGGCTGAGTTTACATCAAACTCTATGTCACCGCCAACAGGTGTAAGCGGTCACATGATTGGTGCGGCTGCAATTGCTACAGACGCTACAGACGGTAAGATTTACATAGCTTACTCAGGTGGCAAGGTAGCATACGCAGATTACACAACAGCTTCACCTCTGCCCACAACGGGTTACACAGTATTTGACTTCCCATCAGGAGTTACGAACGCCATGGTTGTCGATGTTCGAGCCGAAGGTACTAACTTCGTACTCGTAGTATCTGGCGGTCAAAAGTACAGCACATCAAACCTTGGGGTTAGTTGGACACAATCCAAGCATTACGCCAAGCAGCCAATCGGTATAAAAGTTGCCAGCATAGATAATCAGAACAGGTTTATTGAAGGCGCTGTTACTGGTGCAGTTGCAGAACTTACCTTTGTTAGAGGTCACACATATCGTATCTATCAGATGGACACTAGCAACAACGGACACCCTCTGAACTTCTCAACTACTGCGAACGGCACACATGCTGGTGGTACGGCGTACACAGACGGCATGATATGGCAAATGGGTAGCCCATCATCTACCAGTGACTACACATTAGTCACATCAACGGTAGCAGATTGGAACACCAACCACGTAACGTACAACGGTCAAGCAAGAGTAATCGAGTGGACAGTACCGTCAAACGCACCAGACACACTTTACACATATTGCTCCAACCACTCAGGCATGGGCCAAGCCGTATCAATCGTGGACGAGCCATCTACTGCACCACACGATGACCAAACACTGCTTGTTACGAACACCATCTGGACAGACACAAATGGTGACGCAAATCGCAAGTACGATCTTTTCTTCAACGGCGAAGACTACATGCGTGAAAAGCGTTTCTTTGAACTTCCTCAAGGAGACAAATTCGATAAAGCTGAAATCGCCTCAAATGAAATCTTAGAGCGTACTGGCATCATGGCATCTGCTGGTGAACAGCTTGTGGTTACTACAGATCAAGACAACATCATTGTGCGAGTGTATGGCATAGAGGAATAATAGCATGGCTAAGAAAAGACGTTCATATAAGATAAGCAGTGGCGACTATAATATAGCTGGTGGTGCGGCTACTACTGCGGCTTCTACTGCGGCTGGTGGCTTTGTGAAGATAGCTAAAGGCCACCCTAACATAAACAATGCTTCCCACGGTGGGTTTATAGAACCTGGTGCTACTGTAAAAGTAATGATCGATGTTGGCGTAAGTATTCCTACAATAGATCAATACTTTTACATAGATAATGCGTTTGAAACCGCGTCTGGTCAAGTTACCTATGAAGCTATTGCACCTACGACGGGATTACCTTCTGGTATTTCGTGGGCTGAAAATAGCGACAGCACCGATCAAGATATGGGTGAGGCTCGTTTTTACGGCACTCCTAGTAGCGGCACTGAAGGTAAATATACTTTCAAGGTAAAGGTAGATTACCCTTATGGTCGCACCGATGAACAAACCGAATTTACCTATGAACTTGAAATTGTACCTACTGGTACTACGCCTACTTTCCCAGCCTCTCTTGGAAATCAAATAATTCGTAATACTACTGGCGAACAAGATATCCTTGCTGCTACGACAACCAGTTATGCAACTCCTGTTTTTACTATGTCAAACATATCTGGATTTAATAGTGCCGTAACACCACAAATAGACGCGGCTACTGGTCGAGTTTATCTTACAAATGTTGGTGACATTGTGGCAGCAAGTTCTGCACACAGCCTAACGATAACAATAGATTTAGGCTCATACGGAACAGTATCCAAAACTTATACTGAAAATATTGCATACGGCGACCCTTACGGCGCAAGATACTTCGGGCCGAATAATGCTAACTTTAATCCACAAAACACTCAAGATAAATCTGCCGATCAAGCTACTTCAGATAACGCTTGCAATCCACTTAAATCTTCTGGTGCATTAAGACGTGTTCATGATGTAAATGATGACACTTCTCCCTATTTATATAATGATGGATATGGCTGTGCTTGGGGTTCACACTATGCCATAAATTATACCACCCAA